ATTGATGCCTGCTGCACCAAGACCAGTTGCGTAGGTTGATGTTGCTGGAAGAGCATCAAACTCGTCTTCGATGCTGGTTGCGTTACCAACATCTACACCTGATGCTGATGCGTCAATGATAGCGATTGCGAGTGAGTTGCCAAGCTCGCCGGGATACTTAGCAGCAAACTTCGCGTCTGCGTATGCTGACTTAACAGTGTCATAGTGGTCAGCGTTCTTGATCTGTAGACCAAGTGCTTCGCCAGCAGATGACGATGATGTGAGTGCGGTTGCTTCAGCGTATGCGTTTGATGCCGACTGATCGACAACACGAACAACCTGTAGGTTACCGCCGTATGCAAGGAATGATGCGGCAGAGAAGAACGATTGTGCGGTGTCGCTGTCAGGTTCACCGAACTTGCTGACAAGCTCGTTTTCGCTAGAGATGAGAGTGACTTCATCTACCGGTCCCCATACAAAAGGACCGACATATGCGGCGGGGGTAGAAGATACCGCTGGAACGATTGTTGACAAATCCTTCTCAGTTACGGTAACTGCGGGTGAGAGACTAAATACCATTTGTTATTTCTCCATTTATGTGAAGTTTGAATTCTATGCTTATTTAGTATTATCTATGCGGCAAGAATTCATTATATGCGTTCCCATCCACCGGGCATATCATCATCCAAGTCTCGTCCGTCATCAATGAATCCGAACGGAACAAGATCGGCTTCGATTGCCTTGATCTTGTCTGCGTATAGCTCTTCGCGGATGTTGATATCAAGCAATTCTCTGAAGTATGGTTGTTGGGTCAGCCAACCAAACAATACAAGTGTCATAGTCAAATCGTCGTGGTGTCCAACTTCTGCCTGATACTTACCTTTATAGAACACAAAAGTTGTAAGTTCTGATATGATATCGTGCGATTCTACGATTAATTTATTCTCTTCGATTAGTGTTTTGAGTGTCGAGCAACCGATCCGACGAAGTGGTGAAGTGGTCTTTACACCAAGTTTGCCGCCCTGACCACCAAAACCGGATGAGATGGTTTGTCCTTTTCGACCACCGGATGTGGATAGTAATATATTCTCATACTCAAACTCGCCATGAAGCACATCGGCTACCTGTTTACCAATCGAGTTGGTTTCAATTAGTATATATGCTTCGTTGTACTCGGTTGCTAGCTTGAATATGACATCGGGAAATAGTAGTGTGGAGATTTTATTGTTTCTGTAGATAGCGGCGATGCGATATCCTTCATCTCCCGTGATGTCAAAGATTGTCATAGTAGAAAAGTCGCCCCCAACACCTTCAGCAACATCACATACCCCTACATATACACCATTTTGTTTGGGTTTGTGGAATACCTGTACACCATCACGCTCAAAGATAGGAACGATATGACCCATTTGTTTGAGTTTCCATGTTGCAATCAGTGTGTTTGCTGAACCAAGGAATGATAGAGCATGTTCCTGTGCAAAATCCTGCTCGGATGTATTGGCAATTGTTTCTTCTCTCCACTTTTCATCACGACCGGGAACCTGTTCCCATGATACTTTGTGGGTAACGAATGCCGATCTTCCTGCTTCAGCATCTGTCCAAATCTTGTGGAAGTGGTTCATACCGTTCGGTGTAGAAATCAGTGTTAGTTTGGTTTCTTTACCGGATGAAATAGTAGGATAGGTTGACTTGTAGAATTCATCCCACACATTAGGGGGAATAAACGCGACTTCATCAATGAATACGTATGAGAATGAATAACCACGAATTGAGCTTGAGCTTGTAGAAGCTGCTAGTACTCTCGATCCGTTTTCTAGCTCAAACGAACCTTTGTTCCAGTTGACTGCCCCTTGTTGCATAAACTTCGGTAGGTGCTGATATGCAAGCTGGACACGCGACAGGATTTCTACCGCAGTGTCTTTCTTGTTTGCTAGGATACCAACCGTCTTGCTCTGGTTGAACAGGATGTAGTGTAGGATGTATGCGGCAACCGTTGTAGATTTACCAGTCTGACGAGATTGCATAGCTACTACAAATCGATTGTCGTGTAGTTTTGAAATTAATTCTTTCTGATAGTCGTATGGTTTGTATGAAACAAGCCCGTGGTCAACGTGGACGATCTTACAGAATGTTTCAGCAAAGTAGACTGGATCGTTCTTGCACTTTAGGTACTCAGCAACTTCTTCTTTTGTCCAGTCATGCTGCTCGCCCGCTGGTTTTAGAAGCGGGTTACCCATATAGCTAGATGTGTCTGTCATTTTTTACCACCACCCATTTCTTCAAGCATCTTCTGCAATTCAGCAGTTGACCCTACGAAGATAGAGTTGTTGGTGACATTGGAAGAGTTTTCTGTAGATGCTTCTTCTGTTTTCTTGCCCTTGTCACGCTTTGCATTCTTCTTATCTTCAAGGTCTTGCGTGTCGTGATGCAGTTCCATTAGCTGCTTGGAGTTGTCTGCAAGCGTTTTGATTAGCTGTGCCACAACTTCATATGCTCTTGGATGTTCGGATTCTTGTGCCACTTGTAGGATGCCTTCAAGAGCTTCCTGTCCAGTCTCGGCTAGTTGATGTAGCCGACCACGGACCATTGCATAGTCTTTCTTGGCATCACGAATTGATTCTTCTTCAGGGACAATCGTGATTTCTTCTGATGTGTTGTTGTTATCAACCGGAGCATCATTGAAGAGTTGTGGTTCTGGTAGAGTCTTTCGTTTCACTACCGCTGTTTTCTCTTCTGGTACTACGATTTTATTGTCAACGCCTAGTGCGTCACTAAGAGGATCATGATATTTACTATTTTCGCCCATGATGATTATCCGCTGCTAGACGAAGACGAGTAATAGTCATACTCGGTGATCGTCGTGTTGTATGTTGTCGGATCGTCTGCGTCATACTCAACGCCCGCAACTGTTTCTGATCTGATGTCTGCAACCTTGTTCGGATTGTCTTCAGGCATCTTATCGTATAGGTTGATGAGAGTATCAAGGATAACACCGGTATCGCTGACTGATGAGTAGATGTAACCCTTCAACTCAAAGTTTAGTGTCCATGTAATCAAGCCAAGAGAATCAAACCCATCGAGTCTGTTCGATTCTTTGCTCACATCCTTGAGTGTTACTGAGATATCGGTGTCGATATTCAGATCATCCATGTCATTGATTGTAACCGATACGTCAGGTTTGAAGTATGGTAGAATCTGTTCAAGGATTTGCAGCGAGTCGTTCATCGTCTTTGTTGCGATGGATAGCTCAAAGTCATAGATGTATGATACACGACGGTATGATCGCTTACGTTCTGTGTATCGGTTTGCTGTAGAAGACGATGATGAGTCTAGAACAGGAACATCATATACGTGTTTTGTTGTTGCTACACCCGCGCGTTGCGAGTCGTATCTCATACCGGTAAAGTCAACGCCCATACGGGGTAAAAGACGAGAGACATTCGGTGGTTTTTCTGTTAGCTCTTGACGGATAGCATGATACCACTTTGCCTTGTCTGATACGGTAATAGGCACTTTGATAGTAGAATCAACAACGCCATCGTCCATGCGTTCGATTGAGATATCGTTGAATAGTGTGGTGAATGCCACGACCATCTTACGGATTGACTGATGATAGAATGGTTGGTTAGTAAGCATTTACTTTTTCCACGGTGTTTGGCTTTTTCCATCGAACTTGTCTATCCATCGCCGGACTACTTTCGCGGTTACATCATACTCTCTTGCTGCTGCCCTGACCGATTCGAACACACGACCATCGACAATACACGTTGTGTCTCTTTTGATGGACATTCCATTATTTCGCTGTAACCAGTAGGTGATGGTATTTGGATCAACACTATAATGTCTTGCTGCCGCGCTCTTTGATGGGAACTCTACACCATCAATCTTACATTTATGTCTATGCTTCATTTCACTTTTTCCGATACCAGCCCATTTCTTTGCGGTGGTTATACATACACCATAGTGTTTAGCTGCGTTGGCATAACTACTAAACTCTATTTCATCAATCCGACAAGGTATGCTTTGGGCGAATGCTCTGGATTCTTTCATCTTCGCATACCGTGACGATGTTATGTATGTTCGATCTTGATCACTACTGGATCGGCTCATACAGAAGAAGGCATTGTGTAAAGATTTATTCTGTGGATAAATCTTGGTTAGTAGTAGGTGTGCGATGTAGTGTGCCTTCGCTGGAAGATCAACAAGATTGTCTTCGCTATCGTCGCCGCCCATACATCTCGGTATGATGTGGTGACGCTCGGTGTATCCATTGTATAGGTTGTTGCTATAGTGTTCTATCAGGTTGTTGTATCGGGTCTGGTAAATAGTAGTCATTGTTAGTCTCCACTACTATTTATAAAAGGATCGACCTCGATCCCTTACATTTTTAGTGATTTCTACATTTTTTTAGTAGTTGCCGAACACATCCTTTTCATCAAAATTGATAAGCCCACTACCACGATCATCTGTTCCGCTATCATCAAACCCATCAGTGACTGTACCATCTGCTTCTGTTTCGATTGCGTCGTTATCAGCAAAGGTTTCAGTAGCATCGCCATTGGTGTATTGGTCTTCGATTGAGTCGATGTCTTGGATGCCTGTATCGAGTGTTTCGTGTGAGTATGCGAACTTTTCTACTTCTAATTTATATGTATATCGTGTGCCTACCTGATAGAACGGCTCTTCTTTTTTCACGTGCTTGATCTCAAACAGAGAGCTAGTCTGTGGGTAGTAAAGAAGATCGCCTTCTTGTGGGTCTTTCATGGTAGAGAATTGCGATACCACTTCTTCGGCAAATCTTTTCTTCGACACAACAAGTGTAGCTGAGTTAGGAACAAGCAAACCAAACTTGGATAGGATGTGTCCCTCGCCTTCCCATCCCTCAAATGTATCTAGGTACATTTCGATGAGAACGGCAGAGTTGAAGTTTGATACTTGATCTTCACCAAAGAGATAGTCTACGTCTACTTCTGTACGGGGAATGTAATAGATGTTCAGACCGTGAATCTGAATTGCTTCATCAACGAGACACTGAACTAATTCCTGTTCATGTGTATCGCCAAACTCTACATGGTCGAAGTATCTGTTTACTGTCATTTAATACAGTCCTGTTAAAATATCTGGCGTGGTGTCTATAAGCTCTCGAAACCCGCGCGATGCTTTTTTGAGTTTGGCAATACCATCGGTGTATGGTGTGGTATCAACCGCAACTTCTAATTTACGACCGCGACGATATCGGATAATGCCCGACATATACTTAGCACCGTAGCCGTTAGGTTGCCCGATTCCGTAATGGATTGCCATGTATGCGTCCCATACAAATACAGTCGAGTCATCGTCGGTCAGTAGAAATTTTGCTTTCTTCTGCCGTGTCTTTTCGAAGAATCGCATAATCTCATTCGCACTGGTTGGATTGACCAGACCACGTAAAGAACTCATCTCGCCCCGTCCACCTGCAATTTTATATGAAATCGTTTCAGGTTTCTCTAAAATGTATTGCTTGAATGATTTCATGCTTAGCCCATCTCAAAGAACGGTAGTGGTTCTTGTGATCGCATCTCTTCGCGGAGTCGTGTAAGGTTTTCTTGTGCCAACGACCGGATGGCATCAGCATTCATGGTAACACCACCGGGCAGCGAGATGTTGTCATACTTACTTAGGTTCTGCGCCCACTGCTCACGAATCAATTCTGTCACATACTGTTTCAGGAAGATGTCATTGTAAACATCGGTGTATGTGTCGGGGTCGAGCTTGCGATAGGTATCGAAGATGACGTATTGACCCTCAAGGATATCTTCACCCCATCGACCGTCGATATAAATTTTATTGGTGTGTCTGTTATATCGAATGGTTTCTGCTGGATTCAGAATCTTGTTGACCAGATTAATGTACTGCTTGGTCTGGTCGTAGTATTGCAGAAACGTATTTGAGAAGTAGTGAACATCAGACAAGCGTGCTTGGTAACGAACATCAAATAGGTTGTTTGCGTTTGAGTTGTCGTTTAGCTGAAACACACCGGTTACTGCGATGATGTCATCTTCGCCTGAGATGTCGATGTACTCATTAGTAATATCCGCAGCAGTTACTTCATGCTTGTAGTAGACTTGCTCAATAGCATCAAAGTGATACTGGCTAAAGTATTGTAAAGCCTCATCGATCCGATCCTCTACCTGAGAATCAGCGACGTTTACCTTAATGGTTGGTTCGCCTAGCTTACGCAAGCACCATTGCTTTAGGGTTTCTCTGCTTGTTGGAATTGCCATATGTTACACCACGTTGCTAAAGGTTACACGAATCTGTGTTGCTGCTCCAATAGTGTCTGCTGTAACTCTTAGGTAACAAGGGGGGATGTTTAGGAATGAGCTATATGCAGTATTATCAACACCAGCACCGGCAGCTACGGCTACGGTATTAGATGTGATAATATCAGTTGCAGTTCCCCATGTGGTTCCACGATCATATGATGCTTCTAAAGTGATGCCTGCTCCGTTCCATACACCCTGTACAGAAACGAATAGTGGACCCCCATCATGACGAAATTCTTGCGAGCCGCCACTAGATGATGAAGATGTGGTTTGATCAAAACCTAAAATTGAAAATTCGTATTTGTCTGCCATTTTATTTTTCCTGTTTTCTCTGGTACTATTTATACAATTACGCGATTGATGGTAGAATTGATGAGCCTACGGCTGATGTAAACGACGATCCCGATCCAAGCGTCGAAATGTACCAATTGCCATCGGATTCGTATGCGTCAAGAAATTGTTCATCTGTTAGTGTTAGAAACATAGAGTCGGTAATAATCATTTAGGTTCTCTTAACTGTAGTTAGGAAATGCTGAGAAGTCTGCCTCGGTCACGGTGTATCCAGTAGAGACACCAGCCTGTGCGTCGGTGGTCGCAATCATGGCGTTTAGGTCGGCAATGTTGTCGGACACCGGAGTTCCCGATCCTGCTCCGCCATACGTCCATACCGTGACCAACACCAACTCGCCGTTGACGATTAAGAATCCGGGGTTGCCGCTATCGCCGCTGATTAGGGATTCGCTAAAGATCATCCGGTCAGCGTCAGTCGGGAAATTGAAAGCACTGTTGGTCCGCAAGTCTGCGACCAATGCCTTTTCTTCTTGGTCGAGCAACAATGCGGCAGGTCGATTGTCGCTGTTGTTGACAAGATATTCGTTCCAGTCAGCAGGCATGACCGTGCAAGGACTAATCGCTGCGGGTAGATCGCTGTCCAGCGTATAGAGTCGCAAGTCGGGGTAGTACGGCGAGT